CTACAGCGCGTCGAGGGCTTCGCTCTTGGAGGCTTGGAAAATGTTCCGCATGCGCCGCGAATGGCTTGTCGGGAACTTTTGTCAGCCGATTTACGAGGAGTGGTTGACCGAGGCAGTTCTGAAAGGTCGTGTGCAAGCGCCCGGATTCTTTGACGACCCTGCGATCCGTGCTGCCTGGTGCGGGGCCGAATGGTTCGGCGATGCGCAGGGACAGCTCGATCCGCTGAAGGAAGCCAATGCCGCGAAGGTTCGAGTCGATGAAGGCTTCAGCACTCGCGAACGAGAGGCGGCTGAGCTTACTGGCATGAAGTACGACCAGGTTCACGCGGTGCGAAAGCGCGAGGAGGCCATGCGTAGAGAAGACGGTTTGAGTGCGACAGCTCCGGCTCAACCAGTGACGGAACCGGAGAAGGAGGAAATCGATGAATAAGTTTTGGAACGTAAAGACCGACGACGGGGCAAAGAGGGCCCGGATCGATCTTTTCGGGTATGTCGGCGGGTCCAAGGAGTGGAATGACGGATTCAACGAGAAGGATTTTCTTGACGAATTCCGCGCGATTCCGTCCGATGCCGAGCTTGAGATTTCAGTCAATAGCTTCGGTGGATCTGTGTACACGGGGCTTTCGATCTATTCGTTACTGAAGGCACATAAAGGCTCGATCACCATCCGCATCGATGGGGCTGCTATGAGTGCGGCAACGATCATCACGAGCGTGCCTGGCGCGAAAGTCATCATGCCGAGGGGCTCAATGATGATGATCCACAAGGTCAGCTCGGTTGCCATCGGTACGACGGACGACATGAGGAAGGCGGCCGACGACATGGAGAAGCTTGAGGAAAACCTCATCAACATCTATGTCGAAAAGACCGGTCGCACGGTTGATGAGATCAAGGAAAAGGTCAACGCCGAGACGTTCTTCACTGCTGAAGAGGCTGTGGAGTTTGGTCTGGCTGACGAGCTTGATGAAACGACGGAAGTAAAGAACACGGCTTCTGGCGACTTCGTCATGTTAAACGGCCTGAAGGCAGATTCGCGTTTCTTTGCGAATGTGCCGAAGGGCTTCATTAACGCGGAACAGCCCAAGGCATCCGCAGTTCAAAAGGAGGTTCACAAGATGAATCTAGAAACGTTGAAGGCGGAACATCCTGACTTGGTGCAGGCGATCCGCAACGAAGCTATTGCCGAAGGCGCAGAGCAGGAACGCGCTCGCATTCAGGCAATTGAAGACATCGCTGTTGTGGGTCATGAAGACCTTGTGAACGCAGCGAAGTTCGACGGCAAGACGACTGCCGAGGCGCTCGCTGTGCAGATTCTGAAGGCGGACAAAGCTCGCGGCGCACAAATGCTCACGGCTCGCATGAAAGATGCGAAGGCGCTTGAAGGCATCGAACACGAAGGCAACGAGGGTCTTGATCCGAAGGCCGAAGCGAAGGCAAAGCAGGACGCCGAAATGAAGGTTTTCATTGAAGCCGGTGCGCGCGCTTTTGCGCGTAAGTAAAGGAGGGACACATCAATGTCTATGCAGGAAAAGTTTGAAACGACGATGGACAACCTGTTTGCCGCGTCGCAGATCATGCCGGTTGTTAACGACAGCATGACGATCAAGAAGAGCCAGGGTGTTCTCAAGCGTGGGGCGCTCCTGGACAAGGACGGCAATCTTTGCACTGTTGACTCAGGCAAGACGACCATTTCTGAGGTCTATGCCGTGCTCGCGGAGGATGTGGACACGGCTTCCGCTGACAAGAGCGCTCCCGTCTATCTCACGGGCGAGTTCAACGAAGACGCTCTGAGTTTTAAGACGGAAAACAGTGCCGCGATTGCGGACTTCAAGCCGTCTGCTCGAAAGGTCGGCATCTTCTTCAAGAAGAGCATCTAATCAGGAGGAGGGACAACAATGGATATGTTTACTACTCGCACTATGCTCGCGATGGTCGAAGAAGGCCAGAAGAGCAACAACACCTGGTTGCGCGATCGTTATTTCACGAATCGCCCGACCTTCCAAACTCAGAAGATCGACTTCGACATCATCGGTCGCGGCGGTCGCAAGGTTGCGCCGTTCGTCAACCCGAAGGTGGGCGGTGTCGTCCTGACGCGTGAAGGGTTCCGCACCGAAAGCTATGAAGCTCCGGAAGTTTCTCCGATGCGTGTGACGACGGCAGAAGACATGCTGAAGCGTCTGCCTGGTGAAACGATCTACTCCGCCAAGAGCCCGACGCAGCGCGCTGCAGAAATTCTTGGCAAGGACCTGTCCGACCTAGACGACATCATCACGCGTCGTGAGGAAGTCATGTGTGCTGAAGCTCTGTTTACCGGCAAGGTGACGGTGAAGGGCGAAGGCTACGATGAGGTGCTCAACTACTGGGCACACCTTGACACGGCGGAACAGCCGAAGACCACGCTGCAAACGAAGTGGAACGCTGCCGAAGCTGCTCAGATCATGGGCGACCTTCGCACGCTCCGCCGCACGATGATCCAGTCCGGCGGCTTCACTCCGCACGAGCTGATCTGCGGCTCGAAGGTGCTTGACACGATCCTCGACAAGCTCTTGACGGCCAAGCAGCTCGACATGCGTCGCGTCGATATGGGCGCGATTGATCCGCAGCGTCTCCCGAACGGCGTGACCTATTGGGGTTATCTGAAGGACTCCGGTCTCGACATCTACTCTTACGACGAGTGGTATGCCGACGATGCCGGCAAGGAGCAGCCGATGGTTCCCGAAAACCTCTGCATGCTCGCAAGCCCGAACGCGAAGACGATGCTTGCATACGGTCTTGTCGCGCTGACTGGTGACGAAGCGATCAAGTTCTACGAAGGTGCTCGTGTGCCGGACTCTTGGGTCCAGCGTGCGAATCCTTCCGGTCGCATCGTGCAGATCAAGAGCCGTCCGCTTCCGATCATTCAGCAGATCCACGGCTTCCACGTCATCGAAGCTCTCTAAGAGCGACAAAAACCGAATTAGGGCAGGCATCACGACCTGCCCTTTTTCGTAGGAGGGACAGAAATGAAAGTTGTTCTTTTAGAAAACCTCCTCATTTCCGGTAAGCGCTACACGGCATGTGAGGAGATCGAGGTTGACGAGACGGTTGGCCTTCAGCTTCTCAAGGAAAAACTGGCGCTTGTTGGTGTGAATGAAATCGAGGACGACCCTGTCGAAGAAGCCCCATTGCCGACGCCGGAAGCTGCTTTTGCTCCGATCCCCGAAGCGCAAGATGAGCCAGAGCCTGAAGTCAAGCACCCCGTCAAGCGTCGCGCGACGAAGAAGGTGGCGGGATGAGCGCCTTCAAGGATTTCGTTGCTGCTGACGTGCAGAACGTCTTCATCAATTTGGACGAGTTTGCGGAAGAACACGAGATCGGACATGAACTTGTGCCATGCATTCTCGACAAGGTCATCACGCAGGCGAGCGGCGACGATTCATACCTTGGCGTTTTTGTCAACCAACTGACGATATACGTTGAAGTCGGCGTGATTGAAACGCCGGTCGAGGGCGAGCTTCTCAACATCGACGGCGCGCTTCATCTTGTCAAGTCTGTGAGCAATGAGGCGGGCGTTCTCGTCATTGTGACGGAGGCGAATGAGCAATGAGTAAACCATTAGAGGTCATCGTTTCCGACGGACAGGGGCGGTACAAGGACGCTCTTGAGAAGGCCGCTAAGTTGCTCTCGGAAGTTCCGAACGGATACGAGGCTGCCGTCAGTCGTTCGATGAATCGTGCGGCCACTGCCGGACGCTCTGCCGCGGTCTCAACGATCCGGCAGGAGTACACGATCAAGGCTTCAACGGTGCGCCGTAACTTCTCCATCCATAAGGCGACGCGCTCAGACCTTGAAGCGCTGGTCACGAGTAAGGGGCCTCGCATTCCGTTGGTGAATTACAAGACTCGTCCGAAAACCGACACGACCGGCAATGCACGAAAGCCGGTGCGCGTCGCCGTTAAGGCACGGGGAGGTTTGAAGCCATTGGGGAAAACGTTTGTCTATCGCGGAAGGATTCTTCAGCGATTGGGCACAAGTTCGCTTCCTGTGCAAGAGGTTTATGGTCCAGCAATCCCGGTGCTGTCTGGGAATAACGAGGTCGTAGACAACGTTGAAAAGGCGATGCAGGAGACCTTCCTCAAGCGTCTGGATCACGAAACCGGCTATCTCCTCGGCGGTGGGAACATCAACAAATACACAAAACACAAGGGGTGATTCGGATGGTCGAAAACGAACTGACGCGCGCGATCCGTGAACTGGTTGCTGAAGCCGTGAAGGACTTCGCTTTACCCACAAAGCCAGAGCGCGGATCAGATAAAGAGGAGCTTTGCGCTCCTCAAATCATCAATGGCTATCTGCCACCAAAGCGGCAGGGATCAAAGGACGACTTTCCTTTCGTTCTTGTCAGGGCCGACGAAGGTGCGACCGACCAGGACTCAACAGAAGTGCAGGTCTCGATCATTGTCGGGACCTACTCCGAAGAGTTCGACGGGCACGAATACTGCCTGAACGTGATGTCTCGCATTCGCACGGCGCTGTGCTCCTTGCCGGGAATGGTTCTTGCTAATCGGTATCGGCTGAAGCATCCGATCAAGTGGAGCACCTACGCAGAGCAGCCATACCCGTATTGGCAGCTCGACATGCAGACGACGTGGGACATCCGCACGCCGCAGCCAATTGATAAGGAGGAGGACTTCTGATGACTACGAAGAAACCCACAACTAAAAAGGCGCAAACCACCAAGGGAGAAGCTGTTGTCTATATCGGCCCGACCCTTGGCGGTGGTGCACTGATGCGCAATGCGGTGTTTCGTGCAGGGGAGTTTCCTCCGCACATCGTATCGATGCGCGAAAAGAGTGAGGCCCTGCGCGGTCTCTTTGTCCCGGTGTCTGAACTGGCGACAGCGCGAAAGCGCATCGGCGTGAAGGGCGACATCCTAAACGCCTATGTGCGTCAACTCAAAAATGAACTCTAAGGAGGTCATCAAATGGCATACAACCACGGGGTAAAAATCTCCGAAGTGCCGACTTCTATCCTGCCGCCGGTGCAGGTTGAGGCGGCCATTCCTTTCATCGTCGGGACGGCTCCGGTCAATATGGCAGACCCGACGAACGTCAATAAGCCTGTTCTCTGCTACTCGTATGACGAAGCCGTTGCGGCTTTCGGCTACGTTCCGCCGGTAGAGGACAGCGTCAGCGGTCTGAAAAAGTACGACTTCACGCTGAGCGAAGCGATCTATTCCCAGTTCGCTCTCTTTGGCGTCGCGCCGATCATTGTGGTCAACGTTCTCGATCCTGCGAAGCACAAGAAGACGGCGACGGCAAAGACGGTGACGCTTGACTCGAAGACCGGCTCTGCAACGATTGCAGAGACCGGCATCATCCTGTCGACCCTCAAGCTTTCTCAAGACGTGACGACCTATCAGGAAGGAACTGATTTCGTAGCGACTTTCAATGACGCGGGGCATCTTGTCATCACGTCGAAGAAGGATGAGGACAGCTTCAAGGTGCCGGTCGGCGCATCGCTGACGTTTGCGGCTGAAAAGCTCGATCCGTCTGCTGTGACGAAGTCTGAAATCATCGGCGGCGTTTCCGTTGACGGTGCAAAGAGCGGCCTTGAACTTGTTGGCGAGTGCTTCCCGCGCTTCCGCCTTGTGCCGGGGCAGATCGTCGCTCCGAAATATTCGAGCGATCCGGAGGTGGCGGCTGTGATGGCAGCCAAGGCAGTCAATATCAACGAACACTTCCGCGCGATTTCCCTTATCGACGTTCCGACGGACACCGTCGATTCCTATTCGAAGGTCGCGGAATGGAAGAACAACAACAACGTCGTCGATGAGGCGCAGGTCACTTGCTGGCCGATGCTTGCCCTTTCCGGCACGGCGTACCACATGAGCACGCAGCTCATGGGCCTTATCGGCAAGGTGGACGGTGACAACGACAGCACTCCGTATGTGTCGCCGTCGAACAAAAACTTCCAGATGACGGCAACGGTCCTCGCGAACGGCAAGGAAGTCTGGCTCGGACCTGAAAACGGCGCTTATCTGAACGGCCAGGGCGTCGTGACGGCGCTCAACTTCATCGGCGGTTGGGTGTGCTGGGGCAACCGAATGGCTTGCTACCCGGGCAACACCGACGTGAAGGATTCCTTCATTCCTGTCCGCCGCATGTTCAACTGGATCGGCAACACGCTTGTTCAGACCTTCTGGCAGCGCGTTGATGCCCCGCTGAATCGTCGTCAGGTCGACACAATCGTTGACAGCGCCAACATCCGGCTGAATGGCCTCGCTGCTCGCCAGTACATTCTCGGCGGTCGCGTGGAGTTCCTTGAGAGCGAAAACCCGACGACGGACCTTATGGACGGAATCGCACGCTTCCATGTGTACGTGACGCCGCCGTCTCCGAATCGCGAGATCGATTTCATTCTTGAGTACGACGCGAGCTATCTCTCGACGCTGTTTGAATAAGGAGGCTTGAATTATGGCAACTGGAAACAAGGTGCCCGAGCGCCTGATTAACTTCCGCGTTTACAACGACGGAAACGACTTGCTCGGCGTCGCGAATGTGGACCTGCCGTCCATCGAAGCGATGAGTGACACTGTCAGCGGAGCCGGGATTGCCGGTGAAGTTGAAAGCCCGATTCTTGGTCATTTCGGCTCGATGACTGCGACCTTCACTTGGCGCACCATCACGCCGGAGCTTGCAAAGCTCGCGAACCAAAAGGCGCATGCGCTTGACTTGCGCGGATCGCAGCAGGTATACGACGCGGCGCTCGGCGAATATTCGTCTGTTCCCGTGCGCGTGTCTCTGCGTGCGACGCCGAAGAGCGTCTCGCTCGGTTCTTTCGAAGTCGGTTCTACGACGGACAGCGAAACCGAGTTTGAGGTGATTTACATGAAGGTCCTTGTGAATGGCAAGGAACTCATCGAAATCGACAAGTACAACTTCATTGCTAAGTTTGACGGTGAAGACAAGCTCGCCAGTGTTCGAAAGGACCTGGGCTTGGCGTAAAGCACAACGCCGGGGACGGCACGTGTCGTGCCCCGGCAATCCCAACATAAAGGAGTGAATCTCATGAAGTACATCCTCTCGAAGGAATACGAGTTCGAAGGCCAGAAGTACACGGAAATCGAGATCAATCTCGACGTGCTCACAGGAAAGGACGTGTCTGCCGCAAAACGTGAGTGGACCCGCGCAGGGAACTTCTCGCCGCTGATGGCGTCCGACACTGACTTTTGTGTCTACCTTGCCGCGAAGGCAGCGAAGCAACCGATTGAGTTTATGGACGGGTTGCCCGCGAAGGACTACTGCGCGATCGGCCAGGAGGTCATGAATTTTTTGTTGGGCTGATTGGCTTTGCAGAACGGTCTGATCCCGACGACGAGGTCAAGTCTGCGGCGGTATCCATTGCGCGCGTTATGAAAGGTGGCGCGCTTGAGTGGATGCAAGAGCCGTTGGTTGAGCTTGCATCATGGAACAGAACGATTACAAAGCAGCTCGAAGCAGAAGCTCGGGCGGCGAAGAAAAAATAAGGCGGGCAACCGCCTTTTTTCGTAAGGAGGTGACCTCATGTCGAAGGTTTACGACATCGCCTTCAAAATAGCGGGGAAGCTTTCCGGAGACTTCGCGAGCACCTTCAAGAAAGGGCAAGAGACCGTCGCCCGCATGGGTGATTCACTCGCTACGCTGAACGCGAAAGCCGCAAAGATGGACGGCCTCGTAAAGGCACGCAAGGCTGTTGGCGAAAGCTCACGAGAGTACATCCGTGCGAAAGAAAAGGTCGCTGCACTCGGGAGAGCGATGAGTGCGACCAAGGAGCCGTCCGCCCAGATGGTCTCCGAATTCAATAAGGCGAAAGCCGCCCTTGAAAAGTCGAAGAAGGCTCTTGATAAGAATCGAACTTCTCTGCGCGAACTCGACGGGCAGATGGGGACAACCGGCACGCACCTGAGGACACTTATCGACCGACAAAATGCACTCGCGCAGTCGGCCGACAGGGCTAGAGCGGCACAACAGAAGCTCGCGAAGATCAACGAGCGCCTTGGAAAGGCCAATGATGCTCAAGGGAAGATGAGCGAAATGAGGTCTTCAAGCGCGGGCACTCTGATGGGCGTTGGTGCTACGGTTGCCGCAACCGCAGGCGCTCCGGTCAAGCAGGCGATGAGCTTTGAAGACCAACAGGCTGAGCTTCGCAAGTTTTCGGACGATTACAAGCAAGTCTTTGATGGCATCCAGAAGCTCTCGCTACAGTACGCGAAGAGCACGGAAGACATGACGGCAATGGCCGCGAACGCCTTCCAGTCCGGTATTGCAAAGACGGCTGACGAGGCTCTGAAGCTCGTTGAGATTCAGAACCAAATGGCAATCGCGTTCGATATGACTGGCGATGAGGTCGGGGCTGCATACGCTGACATTCAGTCGAAGATGGGCATCAACATCGAGCAGTCGAAGGCAATGTTCGACATTGTCAACCAGATCGGCAATACCACGTCAGCTTCAGCGAAGGACGTCGTCGAGGTGCTTGCTCGATCCGGTGGCGCCCTGAAGGGCTTGACCGCGATGAATGAGAAGCAGATTGCGGCTCTTGCCGGCTCGTTCAGATCTGCGTCCGTTTCGTCCGAAGTCGCTTCGACCTCGATGATGTCCTTCATTAACGCGCTGTCGTCTGGTGAAGGCGCAACGAAGGGGCAGAAGAAGGCGATGGAAGCGCTCGGCATCGATGCTGGCAAGATGGCGCACATGATGACGTCGAGCTCTGAAAATGCTCAAAAGGCGATTCAGGACGTTTTCAAGCGCATCAACGGTCTGCGTGAAGACCAGAAGTCTTCGATCATCGGTGCTCTCTTCGGTAACGAGGCGGGTGTGAAGTCTGCGGTGGCAACGCTTGCCAAGCAGGGCGACTTGCTTGCAGGCAACTTCGCGATGATTTCCGATCCGTCGCAGTATGCCGGGTCCATGCTGAAAGAGTTTCAGTCTCGTGCCGATACGACGTCGAATTCTCTGCAGATTGCAGGTAACGCGGTCAAGCTAGTCGCCGGCGGAATCGGGACCGCTCTTCTTCCGGCTGTCCGAAAGTCGGCAGAAGCCTTCGTGAAAAGTAGCGAGGGCGTCATCAAGTGGGTGAGTGAGAACCAGTCGTTGATTCTGACGGCCATGAAGGTCGGCGGCGCGATTCTCGGTTCTGTGGCCGCCTTTCATGCGTTACGCCTTGGCTTCGCGCTTTTGGCGAGCCCGGTCATCTCGATGTACAAGGGTTTCCTGAACATCCAGAAGGCAATCACGCTGATGAGGAACAGCACCGTTCTTGCGACGGTCGCGTCAAAGGCTCAGGCCTTTGCGATGGGGGCTTGGAAAATTGCTGTGACGGCTGCGACGGCAACGGCGAAGCTGATGCGGACAGCGATGCTCCTGCTGAACGGAGCCATGAGAGCGAATCCGGTAGGCGTCGTCATTACGGCTTTCACATTGCTCGTTGGTGCCGGGCTTGCTGTCTACAAAAACTGGGACGTGATCAAGGCGAAGGCTGTCGAGCTGTGGAATTCGTTCTCCTCGAACTTCCCGAATATCGCTTCGGTCGTGAAGGCAAACTTTGCGATTGTCGCTGGTGTCGCCAAAAACGTCTGGGGCGTCTTCTCGAACCTGATCGGCTTCGTGAAAAACGTCTTTACCGGACAGTGGTCTGCGGCCTGGGAGAACGTTAAGGGTATTTTCTCGAATGCTTTTCAGGCGCTTGAGGGTATTGCAAAAGCTCCGATCAACGGCGTCATCAATCTGGTGAACGGGGCAATCGGCGCGATCAACGGCATTTCGGTTGATATTCCGGAGTGGGTCCCGAAGTTCGGAGGTCAGACCTTCGGCGTCAACCTGCCGAAGATTCCGCAACTTGCTGAGGGCGGCATCGCAACGCGATCAACGCTTGCCAATATCGGCGAGGGTGGGGAGCCTGAGGCGGTTATTCCGCTGTCGAAGCTCTCGAACATGCTCGGTGCCGGGGTCGGGATGGGAGGCGGCATCACTGTCAACTTTGCTCCTGTCATCAATGTTTCGGGCGGCTCTGGTGATGCCTACGAAGGCGTGAAGCGCGGCCTTGATGAAGGTCGCCGACAGCTTGAAAAGGACCTGCGCCGTCTTCTGGCGGATCAGCAGCGTCTATCTTTTGCATAAGGAGGCGGTGACGTGAAGACATACACGACCGTCGCACAGGACACCTGGGACATCATCGCCAAACGAGTCTATGGCTCCGAAGCGTTGATGGACCAGTTGATCCGCGCGAATTTACAGCACCGGAAGACGGTTTTCTTCAGTGCGGGCGTTGTGCTCAATGTGCCGGACATTGACACGGAATCGGCAGAGTTTGCTGAGAATCTACCGCCCTGGAAGCGTACGGAGGGAACGCGATGAGTGGACCTATCCAGACCTATTTGAGGCTCCTCTTCACCGAAGCCGGCACTTCGGTGACGCAGGACATTCTGCCTGATCTTCTTTCCTTTTCCTATGACGACAAGGAAACGAATGAAGCAGACGAAATCAGCCTCACGCTCAAAGACCCGACGGGAAAGTGGGCAAGCAAGTGGAAGCCGGACGGCGGCGAAGTCGTCCGCGCTTACATCGCATCTGGGACGGTTGACGGGAAGAAGGGACGCGAGCTTTTCTGCGGGAAGTTCTTCGTCGATTCTCTCCGCACCAGTGGCTCGCCTCGTGTCTTCGAGATGCGGGCCGTGTCGATCCCGATGAATACACCGATCCGTCGAAAGATGGTGACAAAGGCATGGGAAAAGAAAACGCTCAAGGGCATCGCTCAGGAGATAGCGGCGGCCGCGAAAGTCAAGCTCCTCTTTGATTCGAAGGAGAACCCGAGCTACGACCGACAGGATCAGAAGGCAGAAAGCAACTTGAAGTTTCTCTCGCGCCTATGTGAAGACGCCGGGCTTTCGATCAAGGTGACGGACTCGCAGATTGTGATCTTCGACCAGGCTTTCTACGAGAAGAAGAAGCCGGTCAAAACACTCACGCTGGGCGTTTCGGACATTCTTTCGTGGGACTTCGAGTCGCAGCAGTCTGAGACGTACAAGAGTTGCACGATCTCATACCGCAACCCTAAGGAAAAGAAGAAGTCCTCCGCAGGCGGCTACACGTCGAACGAGTATGACATCGACGCCGTTCCTGAGAAGAAAAATCCTGCCGTCATGACGTACACCTACGTCGATCCGAACGCCGATGACGACGGTCAGGAGTATCAGGTCAAGAAGCGTGCGACGTCGATTTCAGAAGCTAAGCGGATCGCCAAAGTAACGCTGCGAAAGCTCAACCTTCGGAAGATGACCGGCAGTCTTTCTCTTGTCGGCGACACGTCTCTTGTGGCGGGTGTCGTCATCAATTTGAAGGGGTTCGGTAGTTTCGACGGAAATTTCATTGTGGAAAGCGCGTCCCACTCGGTTTCTACGAGTGGGTACGTGACATCGATTTCCGTGCGGAGAGTCAACAATAGTTATTGACGACGGCTGCCGTTTGGACCAATCGGCGAGAACAAGGCTTTCTCTACTGGCCATCCTCGCTCGATTCGCGTGTACACGGTGTGTCGGTTGATGTGAAGCTCATCGCACCATTCTGCAACGCACTTCCCGTTGTAACGAATGTTTTTGCGCATGTTTCTGGCTTGCTCTAGGTCTGAGATCCATCGACAGTTTTCTGGACAGTAATTCCCGTTCACGTCGATGCGGTCGAGGGTGAGCGTTGGGGCGTAACCACTCTCGTCGGCCCATTTTTTGAAGTCGGCGAACTCGTCCCAGTCTGAAGTGATGGTGATGCCTCGACCGCCATAGTTGTCGTAGGCAGCATCCTTTAGGTTTTGGCATCGGCGACGCATGTTGACCCAAATGACGAAAAGCCTTGAGCCTGTTTCGCCATGTTTAGTTTTTCTGTCCTTTGCTAATTCTGCGTTTAGGCATCCGCAACTTTGCTTGTCTCCATTCCGAAGGCTTTTGGTAATGGCGATGACGTGGTTGCCGCATTCACAAACGCAGTTCCAGGCACAACGTCCTGTGTGATTGGGAGCCTGGGAGAGAACAGTGAGTCGGCCGAACTTTTGGCCGGTGAGGTCTAGTTTTTTCATGACTACCTCTGAGTAGTCGCTCTGAATGAAGGGCGCGGCAGGGCGTTCAGAGTTACGCCTTTTCGGGAGCTAACCTAGCCGCGCTCAATCATTTTAATCGAAAGGAGGGCTTCGAGTGAGCATATTTGATGCACCAGAAAGGGCTCCAAGTCTTATCAAGCTAGGGGAGATTTCTTCGATCGATCCTGGACGAGGAACAGCACGTGTCGTCTTTGATGACGAAGATGGACTCGTGAGCTACGACCTCCCCGTTCTTCAGCGCAACACGCTCAAGAATCACGACTTCGTGATGCCGGACATTGGGGAGGACGCGATCGTTCTCTTCTTCGGTGAAGGCCAGGAGGACGGCGTCATCATTGGGTCGATTTACGCGGGCGAAGTAACGCCTCCGGAATCGACCGAGAACCGGCGCACGGTTGTCTTCGATGACGACACGCGCGTCTGCTACGACCGTCAGGAGCACAAGCTCACGGTGACGATCGAAGGCACGGAGATTGTTTTCAACCGCCAGGACGGCTCCATCACGGTGCCGAATGCCGTCACGATCAACTGCACAACTGCGACGGTCAATGCGTCGTCGAGCGTCACGCTTGACACGCCGAAAACGGACATTACTGGTGTGCTGAACGTCACTGGACTCATTACAGGGAAGGGCGGCCTCGCTGTTAGCGGTGGAGGCGGTGCGGCCGTAACGGTGTCCGGAAACATGAATCTGGAAGGCCAGATCGATGCGTCGAGCGATGTGGTCGCAGGCGGCATCAGTCTGATGAACCACAAACACCAAGAACAAGGCGACGGCTCTCCGACGAGTCCGCCGCTGTAAGGAGGCGATGAAATGGGCCTTGGTTTTAGCTTAACCGGACTGTTTGGAAAGGTCCCGTTCGTCAGCAGCAGCGCTGTCGTTTACACCTTCAAGGACCTGTCTGTCTCGCGCAGCGCAAGATGGGCGACGCACGAGATCATCGGTAAGAAGCCGAAGCTTGAGTACATCGGACCAGGGCTCACGGAGGTCAGCTTCAATATTCAGCTGAACTCCTCGCTCGGGACGCCGCCTCTGGTGGCACTCATCATGCTCAAGAAAATGCTCGAAAAGAAGCAGCCGGAACGCTTGCTCATCGGGCCGGACTACCTTGGAAAGTTCGTCATTGAGTCGATTGGTGAGGAGCGCAAGTATCACAACAACTTTGGCATCTGCGTGTCGGCAGAGGTCAGCATCACCTTGAAGGAGGCGGCGTAAATGGCTCAATACACAGTAACGCTATCAAGTCAAGTTGACTTCGCGCCGTCGGACGAGGTGCGAGAGATTCTGCAGAACGTGCGGACGATCCTCAGCACGCGTAAGGGCTCCGTTCCTCTGGACCGAGACTTCGGGCTGACGTGGGCGCATATCGACAAACCAATGCCGGTTGCAAAGATGCTGATGCGGTCTGAGGTGATTGACGCGATTGAGGAGTACGAGCCAAGAGCAACGGTCGTGTCTGTCGACTTTGACGAGGACACTGCGAGCGCAATGGACGGCATTTTGAAACCGCGCGTTGTTGTGCAAATCGGAGAGGAGGAATAAGACATGGCTGAAACAATTCCCCGTTGGCACTTGCCGGCGGTTGAATTCCTTGAAACGGACGCCGAGACCATCAAGGCCGAGATTATCACTGGGTACGAACAAGCAAGTGGGCGAACCCTCGCGGCGGGCGACCCAGTACGACTCTACCTTTTGAGCCTTGCTGCCGTCATCATTCAACAGCGCACGGCTGTGAATCTGGCGGCGCAGCAGAACCTGCTTTCATATGCTCAGGACGGCTACCTCGATGCACTCGGCACGCTTTTGAGCGTTACGCGTCTTTCTGAAAGCAAGGCCGTCACGACGATCAAATTCACGCTTTCGCAGGCTCTGGCGACGGTCTACACGATTCCCGCAGGAACCGAGGTGACGAACGGCGTTGTGACTTTCGCAACGGACCATGAGCTCAATATTGAGAAAGGTAAGCTCGAAGGGAGCGTCACGGCATCCTGCACCGTTGCGGGGACGGTCGGCAACGACTACCTTGCCGGTCAGATAAACACCATCGTCAAGCCGATGACGTTCGTTGCAAAGGCTGAAAACACAACGATTTCGACGGGCGGATCGGAAGCCGAAAGCGACGAATCTCTTGCTGAACGCATTCGGCTTGCTCCGAACAGCTTTTCGGTTGCGGGGCCAGAGAAGGCGTACATCTACCACGCGAAGAGCGTGTCGAGCTCCGTGCTTGATGTTTCTGTTACTTCCCCGACACCTGGCGAGGTCGATGTCTATGTGCTTCTTGCGGGCGGCGAATTGCCGTCTCAGGAAACGTTGGAGCAAATCGCGGCGTACTTGAGCGATGAAACGATCCGCCCGTTGACGGACTTCGTGAAGGTGCTTGCGCCGAAGGCCGTGAATTACGAGCTTGAGCTTCACTATTGGATCAGTCGCGAGGATAGCTCGCGCGCCGAGCAGATCAAAGCTGATGTCGAAAGGGCGGTTGAGAAATACCGCGTTTGGCAGCAAGGAAAAATCGGTCGCGACATTCTTCCTGCAAGGCTCATTCAGTACGTCATGCAGGCGGGAGCTTCGCGCATCGACAATCAGACGATGAAGCCTGCTGACTTCCAGAAGCTCGAAAGCGACCAGGTAGCGCAATGCACGGGCGTGAAGATCGTTTACGAGGGCTACAAGGATGAGTAAGGGGCTTGCGGAGGTAAGGCTGAGCGACTTACTTCCTGATTCCATTGCTCAAGACGACAACGTCAGACACAGCGCGACGGCGCTCGACAAGCAATTGCTCGATATGACGGCGGCGGTTGATCTTCCGTCGATTTACGTCAGCATTGACAAACTCACGAGCACTCAGCTCGATCATGTCGCCTACGGGTGGGATGCGAGCGTCTGGCGTGATTCGTGGCCCGTTGCTTTGAAGCGTAGCGTCCTGAAAAACGTTGTGCGTGAAAAGCGAAAGAAAGGGACGCTTCGTGCTGTCAAGGATGCGGTTTCTTCGATTGGATCGGCTGCGACCATTAAAGAGTGGTGGCAGATGGAGCCGAAGGGAACTCCGCACACTTTCGAGATTCAGGCGACGCTTGGAAACATCGACGGCACGCTTGATGCCGAAATGCAGGAGGACCTTTTCGCGCTCGTCGACGACGCGAAACCGGTCCGTTCGCACTACACATTCGTACTCGTTCGTCAGCTGGATGGCGGGCTCGGGATCGACGGCTATCTGCGCCCGGTAGCTTACGCGCGGATTCGAAGTGAAGAGATTGTGAGCAAGGACATCGAGGCGTCCGCCGGCTTCTTCGTCGGTGTGCGGCCTATCGCGATGCGCTCGCTTGTCGGGCTCGCAAAATAAGGAGGGACTCTCATGGACATCGTTTTGACGACGGCAGGTATTCAGGCCGTCATCAATGCACAAGAGACCGGTACGAACGCCGTCACGATTTCGGGAATCGGCGTCGGCACCGGCAAATACACAGCAACCAAAGAGCAGACACAGCTACAAGCTCAAGTCAAGCGCATGCCGATCCTAGAAGGTGGGCAAGCAGGCGACAATGCGATTCACGTCGCGTGCAAGGATGACGGCCCGGGCTCGTATGAAGTGTGCGAGTTCGGCCTTTTCCTTTCTGATGGGACGCTTTTCGCTGTTTACTCGCAGAGCACGCCGATCATCGCAAAGCAGGAGTCAAGCAATCTGCTCCTTGCTATCGACATGAAGCTCGAAGGCGTCAACGCAGGGAACATCGCTTTCGGCGACGTGTCTTTCTCTTTCACTGCTGCAACAACTGCGAATGCGGGGATTGTTGAGCTTGCTACTGACGAAGAAACGCAGGCAGGAGCCGATGCGCAGCGAGCTGTGACGCCCGCTGGTCTGAGGAGCTTGACTTCTACCGCAGAACGTGCGGGTCTCATCCGCACAGCAACGGAAGCCGAAGCGAAGGCAGGAACGGAAGGCGCTGCGGCTCTCACGCCTGCGACCCTGAAAGGCGCTGCGGCTTCTGAAGCAGAGACGATTGAAGGCAAGTCGGACGCTCACTTTGTGACGCCTCTCGGTCTTCGAGGCTTGAAAGCTACGACCGGACGAAACGGGCTTGTCGAACTGGCGACAGAGGCTGAGGCAAAGGCAGGGACGGACAAAGAACGCGCCGTTACTCCTGCGGGCTTAAAGGCTGTCGTCGATGAGGCGACACCGGACGCAAGCGAAGCAGCCAGGGGGATGATTCAGATCGCCTCTACGGTTGAAGCTACAGCTGGAACAGACGCTCTGAAGGCAATGACGCCTGCGACTGGAAAGGCTGCACTCGATGCGCGAATTGCGACAGTTGAGGAAGCGAAAGTTGGCACGTCGACGACGAAGCTCATCACGCCTGCAACGCTGAAAGCCGTTGTGGATGCAGCGGTGGCGGCTGCTCTTGCGAAACAAGGAGGTGCCGAATAATGGCCAACACAATTCTGATTACTGACGCCGGTCTTGCCGAAGTTGTTGAGGCAGAGCAGGGAGGATTCGCGCCCATCGTCATTACTGAGGTGGGCTACGGCACGGGGCAATACACGCCGACTGGCGACATGACGGCTCTGAAGGAAGAGTTCAAGCGTCTGACGACCATCGCAGGCGGTGCGGTTGGAGACAACGTCATCCACCTTGCAGCCCGCGATGATTCGGCCGAGGCCTACACGGTCTACGAGGTCGGACTTTACACGGCAAGTGGAACGCTCTTCGCTGTTTGTTCGCAGACGGTTCCGATCATCCAGAAGGCTTCGCAGTCGCAGGCTCTGCTCGCGATTGACCTTGCTGTGACGGACTTCTCTGCGGATTCAATCGCGTTCGGAGATACGAACTTCCTGAATCCGCCGGCGACGACCATGACTCTCGGTGTCGTTGAACTTGCGACGAATGAAGAAACGATCGCGGGAACAGATGGAACGCGTGCTGTCACGCCGAAGAGCCTGAGTGCACGAACATCGACGGAAAGCCGCACCGGTTTGATCCGCATCGCGGTGCCTGCGGAAGTGCTTGCTGGCAAGGACAACACAAAGGCAGTGACGCCGTTTGGCTTGCTTTCTGCCTTCTTGAAGAATCACGGCGACAGCGGCTTTCAGAAGTTGCCGAACGGTTTGATCGTGCAGTGGGGAAAAGCCTCGATTGCATCCGATGGCTCGACCGTTGTTGCCTTCCCAGTTGCTTTCCCGACGAGCGCTGTTTTCGCGAACGCGACGCCTACTGGTGAGGTTGCTGCGGACTTCGTTGCCACTGGTTTGACGAAGGGGAACACGACCTTCAAGCACAACGCAAACGGAAAGGTCCAGGCGCTCTGGATGGCGCTCGGATTCTGAAAGGAGAGGACAGGATGGCTTACTACTACAGCGCGTCTCAACGCGCTTTTTACTGCACGGAGATTGTGTCTGTGGACGTTATGCCCGCCGACAAGGTGGCAGTCGCGGACGAGGCATACAAGAGCCTCATGGCCGCCCAGAATGCGGGGAAGTTGATCCGTCCGGGTGCGGGCGGAGCTCCTGAAGCCGTCGACCAGACGGGCGCTGCCGCAACTGGCATCGTCCACGAACTGACGGCTGCAACTGCTGACAAGCTGGGCCACATCAAGATCGGCAAGAACGTCGATGTTGCAGCAGACGGAACGATCTCGGTCAATCTCTCGAAGGACGTTGGCGATCAAAGGGATCGTACTCCTGAAAAGCCTGACTATGGCTTGAGTTGAAGGAGGTGAGGGAATGGCTGCTGTTCACAACTTTTCTCTCGATCAAGGTTCGGACAAGGTTGTCTATTTCGTCTTGCGAGATAAGAGTGGACCGATTGATTTGAGTGGGTACTCGGCTGCCATGCAGGTGCGCCGGTACGCATTCAGCGAGGCGGCTATTGATACGCTGACAACGTGTAATGGTCGCCTTCTTATTGATGGGCCTGCCGGGAAAATCACAGCGAAGTTCAATCACGCAAACACCGAGCAATATCCAGGCGATACGGTGCTTTATGACATTGAGCTTGAGTCCCCGGACGGTGCAATCACAAGGATTCTCGAAGGGAAAATCAAAGTTTCTCCGGAGGTGACCCGTGTCAGATGCAAGCCTAAGACGTGAAAAGTTTCGCAGAAAAATTGCTTTAACTGAAGAAATCTATATCGAAGGTCAATGTAGCGATATTGCCCCAAAGATTGTCACAGTAGAGGTTCCAGGAATTCAGGGACCTCCGGGCAAGGATGGGGCAGACGGAAAACCTGGAGAGCCCGGTAAACCGGGCGAAGGGGCTCGCGTCGAAAGCATTGAGAACTCTTTCATTGACAATCTTTTTTAAATCGTAAAGGGAGTGAGAAAAATGAGTAATTTGAACGCTTTTTTGGATAAGCAAGGGTTAACTCATTACGACAGCAAATTGAAAACGGTCGTTGCCGGGCAGATGACAATCGAGGGGCGCACGATCACGCTGAAGAGCGTCTCTGGTGCAACTCTCGCAACGGTGACGATGCCGCAGACGATCTATGAGCTTGCAACGGCTCAGAAAGACGGTCTGATGAGCAAGGAAGACTTCGCCAAGTTGCAAGGTATTGCGGCTCAGGCTACGAAGGTCGAAAACTCTGAAACGAACGGGAACATCCAGATCAATGACGTGGAGACGCCCGTTTATGTCCATCCGACCGTGACGGCAGGCGCTCTTGCGGCGGG